GTCATAGTTTGTATAAACAGGGTTTAGGTTATGACCAACAGGGAGCTATCTATTTTACTTGTAAGAATTATTTTACTGTTCTTACAGATGAAGAAAAAGAGAGATTTAGAAATTTGGCTTTTATGAGTGCTAAAAGAAAGCAGAATAACTTTAATGCTTTGTTTGAGTATCTTACTGGCAATCAGACTACACAGGAGATAGCTAACCTTTATAATATCGACAATAGAAGTTTATGGGTTTATATTCAAGACTTTTACTTGAATTTTTCTTACGTAAAGAAGGTGTATTAGAATGGATAAATCTTGGGAATATATTAGTAAGAATATGACAGGTATTCGTTTACTAATTGAGGATGGTGCTAGTGAAAAGCAGATTGCTGAATATCTAGGGGTAGCTGTGGGCACTATCAATAAGTGGAAATCTAAGTATCCTACTTTTCGTGCTGTATTTCAAGTAGGACGTGAAGTAGTAGTAGATAAACTTAAGGGAAAACTTTATATGGAAGCTATGGGTTTTGTTGATAGAGATATAACTCATACAAAGACAAAACGCATTACTCGACCAGAGTTAGATGAATTTGATGGGGAGATGCACGAAGTAACAGTAGAGGAAACTTATGAAGTTAACGATAAGTATAGAGGATTTGATAGACCTAACTTGAGAGCTATTGAAATGTTACTTAGAGCATATGCACCCGATGAGTTTGGTGAGAAACTTGGCTTGCAGGCTACTTTTGAGCCAGTTCAGATTGTGGATGATATTCCTAATTTGCCAATACCTGATGAGCCGAAGCTTTTTTATGATGATAGTGTAGATGAAAACTCTGAGGACGGTGAGTAAATTGCAAGTTAATCTAAGTAATGTGATGGCACCATGTTATTACAAAGTCCATAAAGCAGTTTTAAATCATGATTATGATATTTATCGCTTAAAGGGAGGTCGTGGTTCTTGTAAGTCATCATATATTGCAGGTGAAGTAGTCAATCTATTGATTAAGTATCCTTTCGCTCTAGGGGTAGTAATGATGAAACAATCGAATAGATTGCGAACAGGAGCTTTCAGTTTATATAAACAAGTTATAGGACGAATGGGTTTGACAGGATATTTTGATTTTAGTTTATCGCCTATGCGTATAACATATAAGCCTACAGGACAGTATCTTTTATTTATAGGACTAGACGACCCAATGAAAACAAAAGGTATAAATCCAGAGAGTCCTGATATGTATTTTGCAATCGCTCATTTCGAGGAGCTTGACCAGTTTTGTGGTGAAAATGAAGTAAGTATTGCACTTCAGTCTATACAAAGAGGCGGAGATTTATTTTGGACATTTCAATGTTACAATCCCCCTCAGAATAGGTATAATTGGTGTAATATCTCAAGTAATAAGAGTGTCAGGGGTAGGTTAGTTCATACAACTGATTATCGAATGATACCGCCAGAATGGTTAGGAGAAGGTTTCTTTAATGAAATGAGACGTGTTCGTGCGAGAAGTGAATTAGATTATAGATGGATGTATTTAGGAGAAGCCACAGGAAATGGTGGAGCTGTCTTTACTAACATTAAAGAAAGAGTTATTACACCTGATATGCTAATTAACTTTGATAACCACTTTAATGGTCAAGACTGGGGATACTCGCCAGACCCTGCATGTTTTGTTAGATGGCATTATGATGGCGGTGACGATAGTTTGTATGCTTGTGCTGAGAGTATTAAATACAAATCTACGATGTCTGCTGTTGCTCGTGATATTGTTGATAACGGATATAATGATGTGTATACAATCCTTGATTCTGCAAGAGGTGGCGAGATGTTGTCAATATTCCGTAATGAAGGTGTTTTATGTAATAATATGTATAAAGGACGTAATGGTCAATTATCTCGTGAGTTTGGTATACAATGGCTTGCTTCTCGAAAGAATATATTCATAGATAAACAAGTCACTCCATTTATCTTTGAAGAATTTAGCGGTTATGAATATCAGCGTGACCCTCATGACCAAGATAAATTCATAAGTCAGCCTATTACTTTTAACGACCATAGTGTTGACGCAACGAGATATGCTTTAAGTCCTCATTATCAAGTGTATGGAGATTAGGGGGTAAATTATATGGAAATGATAGGAGTTGAAGAATTAAATGAAACTACTAATGTTAGACCTTTATCTAATGATATTGAATGTTCAGATAGTATTTCTTCGGATACAGGAGAAGTATTACCAGATGAAGATGAAATGGCTAATAAAGAGTTTGAACAGGATAAGAAACATAAATTGTTTGTAGATATATTCAAACCTTTTGATGCATACCAAGTTATTTCGGAGGTGAAATAAAATATGGGATTTATTAATTTTGTGAAGGGAGTGTTCAATAAAATGTTTAATCGTCAGGAAATCACAAGACCGTTTGGTATATCTACAGATATGTCAGCTGAAATGACATCTGCTCTACAAGTATGGGATAAGTTATATCGAACTAGTCCTACTTGTATAGCGTCAGTAATCGCCAGTGAAGCAGCGAGATTAGCTACTATTGATATGAATGTAACTGTTACAGGAAGTGAGAAAGCAGATTATATTCAGTCAATATTAGATGAAAATCATGATAAGTTTCGTTCTAAACTTGAGTTAGGTTGTGCTTATGGAGGACTTGTATTAAAACCTAATGAGGAAGGTATAGATTTTGTCCCAGCCCCACGTTATATTCCTATTAGTTTTGACGGAAATGGTAATATTACTGCTATTATATTCATGGATATTTACAAAACAAAGACCGAGGTATATACTAGGTTAGAGTATCACCATTTTGACGAAGAAGGAAATTATAATATTCAGAATAAGGCTTTTCGCTCAAGTTCTGATGTATCTCTTGGTTCTGAGGTGTCTTTATCTTCAGTTGAAAAGTGGAAGAATATTGAGAAAAATGTCACAATCTCAGGGGTAGCTAGACCGCTGTTCGGTTACTTTAGAATGCCTACCGCTAATAATGTAGATATTGATTCACCTTTGGGAGTTTCTATATTCTCTAAAGCAGTTGACACTTGTGAAGACTTTGATATGTGGTATTCAAAGTGGAAGAGAGAAGGTAAACTGTCAGATAAAATTTTATTTGTAGATGAACAGGCTATGATGCACCCAGGTCAAACAGGACGAGATAAAGCTGTTCCTATTAATCCATTACCAGAATTAATAAAAGGATTACGTTTTGGTAATAATGCAAATAAATGTGTAGAGGAATGGTCGCCTACTATTAGAGTAGATGAATATCGTCAGGCACTCCAAACACAACTTGATTTGATTGCCGTACAGTGTGGTTTTTCTTCAGGGTATTTCAGTTTTGACTCTAGAACTGGTGCAGTTACCGCTACACAAGTTGAAAGTGAAGACCAAAGAACTTTCTCAACCTGCACAGATATTCAACAGAATTATGCAAAAGCATTAAAGGATTTAGTTTACGCTTTGGATGTAATGAGTAGTTTATATGATAGGACACCAGAAGGTAAATATGATATTTCTATTTATACTAAAGATTTATTTGTAAATACGTCAGAGGATAGAGATAGAGCTTATCAGTTGTCACAAAACGGCTATATTCCAAAGTGGAAGTATTTAGTCGATTACGAGGGGTATTCTGAGGAGGAGGCAAAGTCATTAGTTGCCGAAGCCGAGAGTTTACAAAATAAAGAGTAATATTTTTTCTGTAAAGTTAATCTAAAACTACAGAACTTCTAGGAAGTAACAAACTACCGTTAGTTACTTCCTTTTTGTTAGTTCTTTTTTGAACTATTAATATGAAAGTAAGTTATTAGAGAACAGAGAGTAGTAAATAAGGAATCCCACGAAATCAGGCGAACCTCTAGTAAGTCAATATAGCTTCGTTGAGTTTACTTTTCACTGTAAAGTTTATATTGAAACTGTTGTGAACTATAAAGTCCTCGTGAGTAGACTACAAACTCATTAATCTCATTAAACTCTAGTAGACAATTTAGTATCGCCAGTCACGTGAGTTTTACCTATTACTATTATATTTACACAAAACTTTAAGTTTATTTTATTTATGTTTAGTCTTGATGAATTATGAGAGTTGCCTGCCATTCTTTCTAGTAGTAGACTAAGAATATAAATAGTAGATTAAGTTTACTAATTCCCACGAGTTACTAAATCGTTTTATTAGTTTATTTCTGTGCACTTAATATGAAAGTATATTTATTATAATAAATAAAATGAATATATTTTTGCAGGAGATATAAGTTACAAAATAGTTTTGTTAGTTTATTTTCCAGCACTTGAGTTAAGAATATATTTATTATAAATGAAAAATGAATATGTTTTCGCAGGAAATGTGAGTAGACAATATGTTTTATAAGTTCTTTTCTACGAAGCTAAGTTGAAAATATATTTATTATAAAGAAAAACTTAATAAAGCATTTAATAATCAGGAGGAATTAAATATGTTAAATTTAGTATTAGTAAAGGATTTATTAGAGTCAGTTGGTATGTTAATGAATTGCAATTATGCAAAGAAAGTTCAGTTTGCACCTTACTTTGAAGCACTTTCTAAGTTTACTAAAGTAGAAAATGAAATGTTATCACAAGTAGATGAAAGTTTTCGTGAATATCTTGCTTATGAAATGTTTACATTAAAGGTTAATTCAGTAGGATTTTCTAGTAATGTAATATACAAACCAGTATATGAATTACGTCAAGTATTAAATAAAGTTTCTAGTTCAAAAAGATATACAAAGAATATGGAAAACGAGTTACGTGAAGCTATTACTAATTTAAAGGAGGTTCTTACAATGATAGTAAATAAGGTAGAAGCTAGTGAAGCTAATGATGAAGTTGTTACTTATGAAGAGTCTGTAGTAATCGATAGCACAGATATTGATGGGGTAGATTGCAAGGAGAGCATTACTCGCAAACATTTCGTTAAAAATGGTGTAGATGAAGTAGTTGAAATAAGTAATGGTTACATTATTGAGGGTGTTAGCCTTTCTGATGAAGAGTATGAAAAACAGTGGAATGATTGGTATGAAAACTATCAGTCATCACTAAAGAAAGTTGTCAATAAAGCACCAAAGAATGTGTGCGGAATACGCAAGTCAGATTCATTAAGTCGTTTTGATTCTATGAAAAAAGCGGTGAAGTTTTTTAGAGACGCACGAGGAGCTCAGTTGACCATCAATAATTACTACAAACCCAATAATTTCAACCATATAATATTAATCAGAAATACACAAGATAACCTTAGAAAAGCTAAAGAAATACATAAAAGATTAAGTTTAAATAACGAGTTAGATACCTATTTAAGTGATTAGCTAATACTAGCAATCGCAAATGTAATATTTTAAAGTTTAACATTTAGTTGACTATTTTCTATGAAAGGAGGTGAATAAAATGACTACATTAACTTTAAGTGATTTGAATAAATTACATGATATTTTAGGTAAAATGGAGATATGTATGTTTAATAAGATATACGACATAACAGTATTTAATTCAGAATTTTTTGACAATATGGTTAAAAAGTTTGCAATAATAGATACTGAATATGAAGGCAAATTACGTATCGAGCATAGCCTATTAGAGTGTGATAAGACTTATGGTTATATTAAAGAATTGTTCTTCTCTTTAATGTGTTTTCACGATGAAAGTATTCTAACTTATAAGCCTTTAGTTAAATTGATAAACGATTTAGATTATCAAATTACACGAATGATTCTTATCATAAATGACGATAATGAATTTTGTAGAGCACAATAATTATGGGGTATCCTCTCCATATTATAAATAGGAGGTTGTATAAAGCCTTACAATGAATAATGAATACAGGCAAGACATTTAATATTTGTCTTGCCTTTTTTATTGTTTTTTGTTATAATATGTCTAAAAGGAGGTATATCATCATGCAATATTTATATTATCATTTTGGAGATATGAAAGGTAAATTAAGTAGTAAGGATATTGTTGATAGCGGTTGGTCTTTTCACAATTTAGTCCCTTTGTATAATAGTGAAACAAAAGACTTCATGGGTTGTATTGTTTCATTTCGTGGTGGATTAAAGACAGACGACATTATGCTCACTTATCTATTGAAAAAATACGGAGATTATCGTGTTGTCTTTAATAATTTTTCGGGAGAAAAAGTTTGTATTGAAAATTTACAATATATTGAGAATAATATAAACTTTACGGCATATGCAGGTAATCGTTTAATGGCTAATGTATTGTTTCTAAAGGAAGAGTATAAAGGTATATTTAAGTTGTCTTAAGTATTTCTAAGTTATTTGGGGTAGTTTTATTGAGTTAAGACTACCCTTTTTTATTAGTTTATTTTTGAAACGATAATATTTTTCTATAATATATCTTGACATTTTTTAAAAAGTGTGCTATATTAATAATAGATTTCGAGGAGAGACCTCGTACAAATAACAAGTCATGTGAAGCAACCACGTATAAAAGCGTAGATAATAGGAGGAATTAAATATGAAGAGAGAGTTTCTTATAGGCTTAGGCATTGACGCTACTTTAGTTGACCAGATTATGGTTGAGAATGGGAAAGACATCGAGGGGTTGAAAGCCCAGTTAGGCATACAAAAGGGTTTGGTAAGTGACCTAACAGGTAAGCTAAATACGGCTAATTCTTCTCTAGAAGAGTTTAAAAAAGTAGATGTAACAGCGTTAACGTCAGAAAGGGATAGTTATAAGACTAAATATGAACAGGCTTTAAAGGATAACGATTCCAATATTGCTAATCTGAAAAAAGATTTCGCTTTAGACGGTGTATTAAACTCTTATAAGTTTACTTCCGACTTTGCTAGGACAGGCATTAAAAATCTAATCAATGAAAAAAATCTTGAGTTTAAAGATGGCAAATTCACTGATATAGATAAAACTATGAAAGAATTACAAGAAGCTCACAAAGACGCTTTTATACCCGAAGGTATCGTTACAAAACCTAGCTTTACATCAAGTATTCAAACAAAGAATGATAACCTTACAGCAGGTGAATTTGTAAATGCTAAGTATGCCGATAATCCTTGGGTAAAAGGATTATAATAGGAGGTAATAATTATGGCACTTATTCAGGGCACTAACGTAGCAATTGAGTATTTTAAGTCAACAATCGCAAATTTGTATCCAGATAGTACACTTGTTCCAGGAGTTACTTTCAATCCAAATACGATTGTCAAAGCAGGGGGTAGATATATCCCAAAATTAACTAAGGGTTCAGTAAATTCACCTAAGTTACCAGGTCAAAAGTATGATTTGACTGGTGTAAAGGATACACTAGTTCCTATTATGGCTAATAACAGTCAAACACCAGGATATGAGATTTACGAAGCACAAATGGCTTCTACTTCTTATAATGTATTAGATGAAGCAATTAAAGACCTTACAGCAGGTAAGTTAACACCAGCTCTTAACCTTGAGGGCATTTCATGCTTGGTTAATGAAGGCACCGATATGCAGGACACAACTGCTATTACTAAAGATAATATTAGAGATTATCTTATCACACTTAGAAAGAAAATGCGTGATAAGGGTGCTAAGGGAACTACACTTATTGTTAATACAGAAGTTTATGCAGCTATCCTTTCTGTTGCAGGTAAGGATTTTGACAATGAGATTAAGAACCAGCTTAACCTTTCAGCTAATATAGGTACATGGCTTGGTTGGACAGTAGTTGAGTCAAATGTATTTAGTTTCTATACAGAAGGTAAGTATATTGATTACTCTGGCACAGAGAAGACTGTTGACCTTTCAGCTATCGACCTTATTGCTTATGATAAGGATATTTTCTATATTGATACACTTATCAATATGATGAAGGCACAGGATGCTACAACATTCAATGGAATTGAAGTTGTTTCAGAAGTTATTAATGGATATCGTGTAGGCGATGCAGAGCAGGTATTTGTTAAGAAGAATAAATAGTATTGCAGGAGGTCTAGCTCATGATAAGTATTGATTTTGATTACTATAAGAACTCGTATTTAGGTGACGCTATTGAAGAAATTGATTTTGCTAAACTTATCAAAAGAGCTAGACCTTTTATTTCTCAGTTTACTTTTGGTCGTGTAGATAAACTAGAGGATGATTACGAGTATGCTGATAAAGTTCGAGATTGCCTTTGTAGTATCTCAGAAGTAATTGATGAGTTTACTTCCGAATCAGGGGTAGAACATGCACCGATAGCGAGTGAAAGCGTTGGAGGTGTGTGGTCAAGAACATATGTAACAGGCTCAGATAGTGAATCTAATAGTTTAGCAACAACAATAAAAAGTAAAGTTAATTTGTATCTTGCCAATACTGGTTTGCTTTATGCAGGAGAGTGGTTATTTTGAGTGATATGTTTCCTCATGTATTTACTATCTTTAACTTAGTTGACGAGGATAGTAATGAATATGAAAAGTCAACTATACGTAAAAGCTTATTTGTGAACAGAGAAGCCACAAACCGAAATAAGACAGGTTTAGTAAACGCTGATGCTATTTCAGTATATATCTCTTTACCAGTTAAAGAGTATAGCGGTAAGAAACAAGTTACACCTCAAGAATTTGATAGTTTATCTCAAGGAGATAAAAAAAGTAAATTCTGTTATCGTAAAGGAGATTTCATATCCTTTGGAGATATAACCTTAGATAATTTATCTGTCAATGAGTATAAGAATAAATATGGTAATATTTATGAAATCACAGGTGTTTCTGAATTTAATTATGGCGGATTACCTGTAGTAGTTTTATCCGCTAAGTAAGAAGGTGCTTTCTTTGGCAGGAATGTTTTATAACTTAAATAAGTATATCGAACAATTAAAAGTCGATATAGACGATAGCACTGAAGAAGCTAGGAAAAAGCTTTTAGATAAAGTTATTGAGGATACAGATGAATTTGTTCCTTATAAGACAGGTAAGTTATCAAAAAATGTAATAGCAAATACTACAACAAATGAAGTAATATATCAAGAGGAATATGCTAGTTATGCTTTCAATCCAATAGCACCTAGCGGAGTTCCTAAACAATACAATCATGAAGTCCATCCAAATGCTCAGGGTTATCCGATGCAAAAGTCAATAGCAGAGCATGAAGAAGATTGGCTCGAACTATTCAGAAAGGAAGTAGAAAATGAGTTGCAGAGGAAAAGATGATATAATTAGTATTATTACTAGTTATATAAACGAAAACTACAATGAAAATGAAATTCCAAAGATTAAGTTCAATGAGTTAAGTGTTCAAAAGGACAGCATGTGTATTGCAATATCTAAAGACAGTAAACCCACAGAACGAGTAGCCGATGTAACAGGTAAATGGTTACGAGGTGAAATGGAGTTAAGTATAATATATCGTGTTATGCTCAATTCCAGGGGTAGTTCAGACCTAGAATATACATCTATTATAGATGATATATATAAATTCCTGAAGAAAACCTTCCGAAAATTAAAGAGTGAGGATTATTTCCTATATTCAATAACTCTTGTTTCAGGAGCAGTTTTGGACACAGTGTATTCAGGAGGCGTAAAAGACTTTAACAATAAGTTTAAAGTTATCTATGAAAGGAGACAAGAGTTATGAGTTTAGCAGCAGATAGAGCCGCATTTGTTGGCTCAGAGCAATCCCTTTATTATCTTGATACCGCACAGACAGCAACAGTTGCCAATGGTAAAGTTACAGGCGGTACATTCAATGAGATGTTTTTAATGGCAGATAATGATTCTGTTGATACAGGTGGTTCTGTAGAGTCATATGATGATGTTACACAGAAGTTAGCACCATCGTATGTAAAGTATGACCAGCAAACAATGGATTACGAGGCACCTTATCTTAAAGGTAATGCTGTAAGTGATAAGCTTGAAGAGTTGTATCGTAATAAGTATACAGGCACTAAGGCTACATTTACAATCGTAGAGGTTGATAACTGGGGAGATACAGATGCTAAAGTTTATGTTGCCACTGTAGTTATCGTAATTACTGGCATCACAAATGAGGCACAGGACAATCGTAAGATTGAATGCTCAATTGGTTTTGTTACTGACTGGCAGGAGGTTACTAATAAAGCTACAGTTGATGCAGATGAAGGTACAGTTACTTTCGCAGAGTAGTAAGAAGATAGCTTCGCTATCTCAGTTATTTAGGGGTAGTTGCATAGCAATTGCCCCTTTATTATTTAAGGAGGATGCATTATGGCACTAGAAAGATTACAAACTATAAGTGAGGTTACTTCACCTTACACAGGAAAAATTATAAAGTTGAATTTTACTGATAAGAGACTACCTGTTGGAATTCTTAAGTTATATAAACGCTTTGCTAATGTAGATGAAGAATACAATACTAAACTAGAGGAAGCAAAGTTGATAGAGGACGACATTGATAAAGCAATTGCAATAGCTAGTATCGAACCAGATATTATAGAAGATTTTAAGAAATCAATAGATGAAACATTTAGAACTAATTTTGTTGAGCAGTGGTTCGGAGAGGACTATTTACCTGATATACCAGAATACTTTAGTGTATTCGAGGCACTTAAACCTTATATTGATGAAGCTGTTAGTAATAAAGAGAAGGTTGTAAACGAAATCAATTTGAAATATGGACTCAATAGAATAAATACTGAGGGACTTATGGAGGCATAAATGTTCAATTGTCTTTTAGATAGATTTCCAACTGAATATAAAGGCTATCCTATAAATACGGACTTTCGTGTAGGGATAGCCATTACACTTTTACTTGAGGATAATACTATCTTAGATGATGATATGCGTTTTTTGTCAGCATTCAAATTACTTTACAAAGAAGCTATTCCTCAAGACACACAAGTAGCATATGACGGTTTGATGTGGTTTTTATCTTGTGGTAAATCTGAATTGATATATGAAGATGCACCTATAGAGGAGAGTTCTCCAGATAAGTGTATAGATTTCAATGTTGACCATTTAGATATTTGGGGAGCTTTTTGGGCGAAAGGGGTAGATTTAACTAAGGTTACAATGCATTGGTTTAAATTTATGACAGCAATAAGTAATTTAGGAGATTGTGCTCTAACCCAAAAAATGCAATATCGTTCAGCTGATTTGAAAAATATGAAGGGTGATACTAAAAAGTATTACAAAAAGTTAAAGGAAAAGTATAAAGTTCGTAAAGTTATTACTAAAGAAGAACAGGATAAGTTCTTAGCAGATATGGAAGCCAAGTTTGGTAAACATCATGTTAAGTTATATAAACAAGCTCATGGTATAAAGGATTAGTTATGTTTTAAGGAGACAATATTATGCTTATCACAATAAATGGTAAATCTTGTAATATGACTAAACAAGAGTTTGATAAAATTATTAAACAAATAGGTGAATCCAAAAAAGGAAGTTATTCTATTTATTGTTTAGCCTTGAAGGACAAAGCGGAGTTAATCAATGAAATTTTCACATCGAAAGAAGAACTTCGCAAAAAAGTGTATAAGTATACTGCTAAAAAGGTTAAGGTATTTTATACAACATAATATAGGAAAGGATTTGATACATATTGTAAAATATGAATATTGCTTGAGTATTTTACAATATGTATTTTTATTTAATATAAACTCCGTTTTCAATATTTTAGGGGTAGATTTGGAGGTAAAATAACATGGGTGAAGTTAGAGAAACGATTAAGTTTGAGAGTAAAGTTGATTTTGATAATGTAGCAAAAGCTATGGAGGACTTAAATAATAAATATAATAAACTTAAAAGTGCTGATTTTAGTGAAAATTTAGATAATCAATTTAAAGAACTTAAAAACGATTTAAATTCTTATGCAGATGCTATTGATAAAAATAAATCTAAAATAGTAGAAGTAATGAATGTTACATCAGATGTTGTTGATAATTTACTTAATGCAATAAAAAGTCAAATTAACGGTGTAGACGAATTATCTGCCGAGTATGAAAAATTTAGAAGTGAAGCATTTTCAGGTATAAATGATATAGCTAATCAAACAGAGAGATTAGTCGAACTTGATAGTGATGTTAATTTTGATAAGTTAGATGCTTCTTTAGATGAATTGCGGATTAGATTTAACGAATTACGAGGTGCTGATTTTACTAAAAATTTAAATAGTAAGTTTAATGAATTTAGAGAACTATTAAATGCCACAGTTGATGATTTATATAATAATAAATTTGCCCTAATAGATTATTTTGACGGTTCCTCAGCTAGTGTTAATGAATTAATAAAAAATACTGAAGCATATTATAAGCAATTTAGACAGTTACAAAAAGAATATAATACTGAACAATCTAGAATAGCAAAAGAAAGTAGAGATTCTGAATTATATAATATTAAGTTGAACCAAGCACAAGAAGTTGCTAATGCAGCAAAGTTAACATCTGAGAGAAAAGCAGAAGCAGCTTTGCTTAAAGAGGAGTTAATAATACAAAAGGAAGTAAAAGCATACGAAGATTCTATAGTAAATGAAGAGAAAGAAAGATTAGCTAATGCAGAGAAATTGGCAGCAGCTCAGAAAGAAGCTTCTGACACCAATTATATTAATACATGGAATACTTTATTAGCTGAACGTGATAAGGAAGAATCAATAATAAGACAAAATAAATATTTAGAAGCACAAAACAAGTTATATGAAGAAATATCTGCTTCTACTTATACTAAAGGTATGTCTACTGATGAAGCTTTAGCAAGTTTAGCAGAGGATTATCCAGAAATAGAGGAACGCTCAAAGAAAGTTGCAGAACAATTAGCAGAAGAAGAAGAGGCTGTAAAAAATACAGCAGCAGCTTTTAGAAGTTATTATGCTGAGCAAACTAAGAATTTAACAGCAGGAAAAGAGTATGCTGAAAGTATCAATAAGCAAATTAGTGAGGCTAGAGAAAGAAATGAAGCTATTCAGGAATCTATTAGATTAAATAATTTACTTAAGAATTCGTATAAGGAAGCTCTTGCTGAGGCAGGAAAATCCGCATACGTTGATTTAAAACTTGAGGATGTAGAGTCGTTAAGTGAGAGGGCTAAATCAACAATAGAGACACTTAATCAGGCACTTCAGAATCAGGACGATGCAGGGGTAAGAAATGCCTTAATGGATATATCAAAGTTACATGATGAAGTTGTTGCTTTAAAAGCAGAGTTTCAGAGTTTATACAGCCAAGGATTAATTAATACTACAGAGTTAAACAATGCAACAGCTAGTTTAGATAGTATTTCTCATAGCATGTATGAAAGTGGAAGTAATGCTGTAAATACATTAAGTGAAAATGCAAAAAGTAAAATTAACTCTGTTTTAAAAGAAGTAGCTGATTCTGCTAAGAAGGCACTTAAAACTACATTAAATTTTGCTAAAAAGTCAATATCAACAGCAGCTAAGTATCTCAAAAAGACATTTGATTCAGTATTAAGTAGTTTAAGAAGTAAATTTAGTGGCTTATTTAACTTTGACGGAGGTAAACTTTCTAGTTCTATATCCGAGTTAAAGTCACTGTTGAGAATGTATGTTAGTATTTATACAGTCATCAGGGGTATTAAGTCTACTATCGGTTATGCTTCAGATTTAGTTGAAATTGAGAATGTTGTTAAAGGCTCATTTGGGGATATGTCTGATACAATAGATGATTGGGCAGAGAATAGTGCTGAAAAGTTTGGACTTACTGAGGTACAGGCTAAAGATTTTGCAGGTTCATTTGGTTCTGTAGCGAAAGGATTAGGGGTAGCTAATGAACAATCAGTTATTATGTCTAAGAATCTTACTGCTTTAGCAGGAGATTTAGCTTCATTCCGTAATTTGGATGCTGATGATACATTCTCAAAGTTATCATCTGCTTTAGCAGGTAATGTTCAGGCTTTAAGACAGTTAGGTATAACAGTTACCAAGGCAAATCTTAAGACATTTGCCGAAGAACAATATGGTGCTGTTTATAATAATTGTAATGCAGCTACTCAGGCTATCATTCGTTATAATTATATACTTAACCAAGCAAAAGAAATGAATGTAATGGGTGACTTTGCAGGGACAACTCAGTCGTGGGCAAACCAAGTAAGAATTCTTAAAACTAGATTACAGTTATTAGGTTCTTATATTGGCGGTGTATTTGTTAAGTTACTATACCCTGTTGTTCAAGTTTTAAATGCGATAGCAGAGGCAGCATTGAGAGTATTTGCTGTGTTGTCTAAGATTTTTGGTTTTGATACAGCAGGTTTAACTGAATTATTTGGTGGTTCTCGAAACTATACAGATATAACGGACGATTTGGAAGATGAAAGTGATGCTTTAGATGATGTAGCTGATAGTGCATCAAATGCGTCAGATAACTTGCAGGGTTTTGATAAATTAAACAACATGACAACATCATCTTCTTCTTCGTCAGGCACAACTGATGCATCTGATTTAGGCATTGATTTAGACTCTTATGAAGAGTTTATAAATCAAGATTATGAATTACCTCAGTGGTTACAGGACTTTAAAGATTGGCTTTCTGAACTTGAAGAGCTATTGCTTAATAAAGATTGGAAGGGTGCAGGTAAAAAGTTTGCACAAGGTGTTGATAAAGTAGTTGCAGCATTGTATGATTTATTAACTAGTAAAAACACATATAAAAAGTTAGCAGAGTTTAATGATGCTTTAACTGATTTCTTGTCTACAGCATTAGATTTTGACGCCAATAAGCTTGGTGCTACAATAGGTGCAGCATTAAACTTGTTAGCCTTTGAAATAAATGATTTGTATGATGACCTTGTTAATAAAGGTATATTGACTTTAATAGGTCAAAAAATATCTGATTTCTTTAATGGATTAGTTGATGAGGTGGAATGGTTTGAGTTAGGTAAAGCATTTACTACTAAGTTTAGAGCCTTAATGGATATTCTTGCTTCATTCTTAAGTAGTGCTGAATCAAGTGATTTAGCAACTAAAGTAGGACTAGCTATAAAAGATTTTATAAGTGGTGCTATTGAGAGATTATTTGGTAATGATGGAGCAGAGGAAATAGGCAACAATATTGCAGGGGTAATTAATTTTGGTCTTAAAATGGTTGCATCTGCTTTATCAAAGAATGAGGACGGTAAGACAGTTATCGGAGAATTAGCAGAGTCTATTCTAACAGTTATTAATACAGCTATTGCAGGAATAAATGAAAAAGATTTAGCTGATTGTGTTAGTTCTTTATTAACAGTTATCGGTGAAATATTTGGTATGCTTGGAGATATTGATACAGATGACCTTTCAGATAAGATTTCTTATGCTATTAATAATGCAGCTGATGACGGAAGTTTGGAAAGTGCAGCAAGTGGAATTGCTTCTGCTATAATAAATCTATTTAACCTTATAGGTAAAACTATTGATAAAATAGATTGGTCTAGTGTAGCCGATGCTATATTAAGCGGTATAGGTGATGCAATGGCAACTACTGATACAGATGACCTTTCAGATAAGATTTCTTCTGCTATAATAAATCTATTTAACCTTATAGGTAAAACTATTGATAAAATAGATTGGTCTAGTGTAGCCGATGCTATATTAAGCGGTATAGGTGATGCAATGGCAACTACTGATGGGGAGAGTTACTTAATAAAAGCTTTCGCTATATTATTTGGTGTAAATCTTGTTGGTGCAGTAGGTAAGTTTGGTCTTGCAATTCTTGGAAAAGCAATAGTTAATAGTTTGGCAGGTGAAATTGCAGGCACTGGTGCAGCAGGAGCAGGGGTAGTTTCAACAATAGGCACTGCTATTAAGAGTTTATTAGGCAATTCTTTAGTTAAACTTGGCTTTGTAGGTGCAGCAGCGGCAGTAGTTGGCTCTACTTATGTGGCTTATATAAAGAATATAATAGATTCCGAAGTAGATGAAGCTAATTTCAATGAGAGTCTTGAGAAACAAGCAGGTGATTTAACACTTACAATTGACCCTAGTCAATATTCTGATATATTTGCATATGAAGATGCACTTGCACAGTTAGACCAAACATACAGGAATCTGGGTGAAAATGCAAAGATAAAGGATTTTAAAAGTTATCTAAACGACTTAAGTAAGGCAGGATATGAAGGTACAGAAGCATTTAATGCTTTAAAAGATGCCATTGATACTTATGATGACACAAGTATTCTTAATCCATATAAAAAACAAGAAGCTTTAGATGCAGTAGCTAAAGCAGCAGGTGATTGTGAAGTACAGATATCTACTACGCTTAATTCAATGAAAGAGCTAGATGATGTAACATTTGATAATCTTGCAGATGGTTGGAATTTAGCTGTTCAGGGTATGCAAATGGATGATGCTACTTTCACTAACTTTGCAAAAATGGCTGAAGATGCTGTAGGTGCTTTCTGTGACGGTTTATCTGATAATGAAAAATTAGTCACTGCTACTGGTGATATAATAGATACTGTAACAAATGAGATTTCTCATTTACCTGATGAGGTTACTGATTATGGTAGTGCTGTTGTAACTTACATAGCAGACGGAATGAATGGTGAGAATACTATTTTAGTAACTTCGTCTAATAAAATTTATGATACAATTACAGGTGAATTAAGTGATTTACCAGACTATTTCTTAAAGAATGGTGCTGATTGTATAATAGGAATGACTGAAGGTATTGATACAAATACTTCTTTATTAATAAGTAGTGGTGGCGAAATATACGATACACTTACTGGAGGAGTAGCATATTTACCAGAAGATATGTTTGAAATAGGTAAGGATTCAATTGTACAAATGTGTGATGGGGTAGATGCTCAGAATCAGTATCTTATTACCTCATCTGGAAAAGTATATGATGCAGTTTATCAGACAGTATTACCTATTGAAGTTGACTTAGGTAAAATAGGAGATGATGCTTGTGTCGCATTAGGAACATCTCTTGATACTGGAAATACTATTATTCAATTAGCATCTGGTCGAATTTATGATACAGTAACTGGAGAGTTAAGTCCTTTGCCTAGTGATGCATCTGAAATAGGCTCTAACATTGATAGTAATTTATCTGACAGCATTTGGAGTAATTCTGGCTTAGTAAGCTCTGCTATGAGTAATATAAATAGCAAAATCAATGGTTCATTAGATACGGCAAAGTCGGATGCCAAAACTAATGGTGGTTATATCGTTAAAGGTGTTGCAGATGGAATATCAGATGAAACTGAAGGTTCTAAATTGAAAGGAGCTTTGTCTAGTTTATGTTCTGCAATAACACAAAAGTTTAAGTCATTATTAGGTATAGCTTCACCATCAAAGGAAATGGCTGATTTAGCACAATGGTTACCTAAAGGTGTAGCTGTCGGAATAGAAGATAACACTGACTCAGCATTAGATGCAATGTCACAATTCTCAGAATCATTACTTTCTAAGTTTGACACTAATGTAATTGATTTATCTGAGATAATACAAATGAATGACTTTACTGAAAAGCTTTCAATAGCTCAAAATCAAACTGATATTTTCGCTAAACAAATGAGTGATAAGCTTTCTAGTATTCAGTCAGATTTAGTTATTCAGCCATCATTCAAAGCTTCTGAGATGACAGCATCAGTTGCTTCTCAGTCAACCAGCAATTCAATTGCTACAGGTTTAGCTAACCTTTCTAATAAAATAGGTTTCATGAATAATGGTAATAAGAATATGAATGTAAGTGTATATCTTGACGCCAATAATAAACTTGGTGACTTCATAATAGATACTGTAAATGGTCAGGTTATTAAAGGTGGTAATTTCTAGCAAGTATTAGGGGTAGAATATTCTACCCCTTTTCTTAGTTGTTTATTGACTTATTTTAATATATGTGCTATAATACAAACATTAGGAGGTGTCTAAGTATGTTAAAAAAACCATTTTTAACTTTCCCAGATTCAGGTGTCCAGACAGGTGTAATGGATGCCAATTACATACCTAATCCATCTACATATAGTGTTAGTATGGAAGATATTGACCTCGATGACAAACGTTCTACTTCAGCTTATTTAAATAGAAATAGAGTTAGGCAAAACGTATATACAGTTAACTGTGGTTGGGATAGATTAAGTGATATACAAATAAATCTTCTATTAACCGCATGTCAGGATGAAAAGTTTCCTCTAACATTTCGTGACCCACTTAACATTAAGGAAAGATTTACAACAAAGCAGGAGATGTATGCACAAGCAAGTAAAGAAGCCACTATGGTGTCTTGTGATGATGATGAAGAAGATTACTGGTCTATTAGTTTATCATTTATCGAGTATTAGGAGGGGTAGCTTATGATTTCAATATCTACTTATTATGATGAAGCTATACTTCAAGAAGAGCAAAAATGGAAGATAAAGTTACGTTTTGCTACAAGTAAGGGTAAACTTGATAGTGATTATGTTGAATTGACAGATGATGATATTATACAAAATAGTCTTAGTATTACTTCAGAAGCCACAAGTAATTCGTATTTCTGTATTGGAGGGGTAGGCTCAAGAAAGCTTTCTTTCACATTAATGTCAGCAGGAATAGCAAAGTTAAATACTAAGAGCCTTTTAAATAAAGGTAATATTATTAAAGTAGATACATGGTTAAAAACTTCTGACCCAAATCAGTCTGATGATGACTTTAGTTTAAATATTGACGGCACTGAGAATACATCAGGCAAAGTAGAGATGGGTTTTTATTATGTCTACACAATTTCCAATTCAGATTACCAGTGCCAAGTAGATGCTTATGACGCTATGCTTAAGTTTGATGTAGAGATTACTCATAACATCGGATTTAGCTTGCAGATGGGACCAAGAACGATTTATGAGTGGTTAGTTGTATTGTGTGACGCAGTCAGCACAGAGGACGATGTAATTGAGCTTGATGATGGGGTAGAATCTGCTCTCATAAACAATACGCAAACTTTTTTGGTAGATAGTGTTGGTGATTTGAAGACTTATAGGACAACTTTAGGTTATTTATCAATTTTAACAGCAGGATTCTTTGAGATTAGCAGACAAAATAAGTTAAAGATTTCTTTCTATCAAAGATTATGCTCTTTCATAAGTCCACATAAGAATGTATTTGAGTATAGTGTTGATGCTAATACATATTATATATCGACAGTATCAACTGTTGTAGCAGGATTTGATTACACTACTGAAGAGTTTACTTTACAAGGAGATTATAATCCTATCGACTTGAGTTTCAGTGAGAATTATTTCTTACGAGGTATACAGGATTATGAGGCAGATGAACTTGGAGAGGAAATAATTGCTTGTATTGATGAGTTAGGTAAGTATTTGGAGGGTTTCAAGTTTATTGGGGGTAGCTTTACTTTAAAGAATAGACCTGATTTTGAACTTGGTGACAATATTACTATAAACGTAAGAACGACAGAAACAGATGTAGATAATAATGTAAGTGTTGTAGATAAAGAGTATTCTAATATACTTATAACAAAGCATACATGGACTTATCAAACATATTCACAAATAACTAGCAATAAATATAGTGAACAATCTTCATCTACAAATACTACTTCATTTAAGACATATACTGGTGGAGGTTCATCCTCAGCAGTAAACTCAGTTTACTATACAATCGGCACTAATGATGTAAGTATAAAAGCAGGAGATAGGTCTAAATTATTTGAGGTATTATTTCTTGTTGACGCTAATATTAGTTCTCATGTATCAATAATAGCTGTAGCAAACATTAAGTTGTCTTATAATGAGGATATTGATTACGTTACAGGGGTAGAATTAGATGAGGATACAGGAGAATTAATCGTTACAAAAAGTAGTGTAAACAAACGAACTTTAGGTAAAGTTTACTTTACAATAGTTCATAATAATTCTACCTATACACTTACACCTACATGGTCAGTAGATGAGGGTTACTTTACTTTCAGTTTTGACTTTGCCACCACTTCAGTAGATACAGATAGACAGCATAGTTTGATTATTTATATGAATTGTGAGGACTGTGCAGTCAGTATAGATAAATATCAATATGAGATATTAATAAATGCTTCAGGTATATCTGAACCTACTAATGATTGGACAGGAAGATTTGAGTTAACAGATAGATTACCAGTAGTTAACTTCAATAATTTGTTCTTGGTAAAGAAACTTACTGATGAAGTAAGTGTCGACTAGTTTGCCCCTGTCAATTACGTAGAGCTGTATATGACTGCTACAGAAGCAGAGTTATTTAATGGTGCTGTATTAAGAAGTAATTCAAACGCAAAAGACGGGGAAGATATAGATTATATTAGGTCTAGTACAGGTTCATATGGTCTATGGACTTTTACTATGGATGAAAGTGTTGATAATATTAAATTTAGAGTAAAGGCAGCTACATCAGGTACACGATACTTGAGTATCGATATAGATGGGGTAGCAATCGTTAATAACCTTGCTATTGATTCAGGTAGCTTTAATGTTGGTGCTGAGTATACTATAACTAATTCACTAAGTTTATCAGCAGGAGAGCATACTATTAAAGTTTACTCTGAGAAAGACAGTTATGGACCGATAGCAGATTATGTATTATTGAAATATAAGGAGGTATAATATATGGCTTTACATGGTAAAACAACTATACAATTATTTGATGCAGAAACAAAGGAATTAGTTGAAGAGGTTAAAAGTGATAATCTCGTCACAAATGCCTTTGCTAATGTATTTGGAGGTATATTTAACTTCCTTTGTGCCAATATGAAAGTAGGTATTGGTTCATATTATACTCCTGCAAAAATATCTACTTTGTATTCAGATATATTTGGTGGCGTAATGATATTTGATGAGGCTCTTGACGCAGATGAAGACCACATTATACCGAGTGGTGAAGAATGTTCTCATATGATAGGTTGTGGTAATCAATCTACAGGTATTACAGGTTCATTATACACAGGGGTATTGTCATCAGATGAAACTGTTGTTACTGATAACTCTGTTACCTTTGCATGGGATTTTACTACGGCACAATGCAATGGAACAATAGCGAGTATATGTCTAACGTCTAATGTAGGCGGTCATGCAGGTGTTAGAAATAATGTAGCAGATGCTAATTGTAATTTTGTAGTAGGTGGTAATGATAATTACAATCCTACAAATGTCGATTCAGGTATTAACTGGACTAATTATAGGTGCTTATTTAATATAGGTTCTCAGGATTCAAATGCAGGCAGGGGTAGAATAATAGATAAATCAGGTAAGAAAGCTTATTCCTACTATAGCGGAACGTTATCTACATATGATATATCTAAACAATTGACTCCTAATCAGTCTATATTTAATAATTTTAGTATTGGTTCTGAAATATCTGTTGAAGCTACTAATAGCGTAACATCTTATACGGCAGACGGAATATTATCTTTTGATAATGATATTATGTATCTTTATCCATCTGTTAGTAGTAGCAAGGCTAGCATACCTAAAATGGATAAAACAGGTTCAGTAACAACTATCAGTCTTGACTTAACAAACTTAAAGTTAAGTATTGACTCTTTCATGAGTCCAAATACTGTAACATATGCACGTATTATAAATAGTTCTACTAAATTTATTTATAATAATTATTTATATTTAATGTATGGCTTTATAAAGAAAGACAAAAGCACAGTATCATATGATGACCGTTTTAGAATATATAAAGTTAACTTATCTAATAGTGAGTTTACTTACAATGATATTACTTGGAATGATGATTTTCGTACTTTAGTTAACGGTATAAGTAATGATTTCGGATCTAGGTACACTGATTCTGCTATGGGTGGAGGATTTTGTTGGATAAATGATACGGTTTATTATTACCCATCTAAAACTGTAGCAAGTCTTTCAGTTTATGCTTTATTTAGAATAGACTTAGAAAATTGTACAATGGATACACATGCTACTTTCTTTACTAAAGTTCCAGGCGAGTTAAATATGGTGGAGAAAGACGACATAGGTTGGATATTTGAGCCTTATATGTGGATAACGAGACATTATTCTACCGATAATAAAGCAGGTTACTATCCAATATTATTCTTACCGTATCTTGCTACAATAAACAATATTAGTGGCAGTCTTGTAAAAGATGCTTCTAAAACAATGAAGGTTATATACACACTTACAGAGGAGGATTAATTATGAATAATGTATTAACTTATTTGAAACTTGCAGTATCGGGGGTAGTTGCTTTCATACTATCTCTACTTGGTGGATATGATGAACTTTTAGGCGGATTGTTCCTACTTGTTCTATTAGATATTATCTCTGGGTTATTGAAAGGAATATCCACTAAGTCATTATCCTCTACTAAGTTGCGTGAAGGTGCCATTCATAAAGCAGGCATTATTATCTTAGTTATCATATGTGCCAATGCAGACATCTTTTGGAAAGCAGTTATGGGTTCTCCTATTAATATAGGTGGCACAGATATGTATATTAGAAATTGGGGAATATTGTATTTCTGCTTTGAAGAATTTATCTCAATTATTGAGAATTTAATTCTTACTGGAGTTCCTTTCCCTAAGTGGTTACGTAACTTGTTGAGTCAGGCTAATGACACACTAAATAACTCGACACCTACTGCTTTAGTAGAATGGATTAAAAAGACGTTTAACATCGATATTAGTTCTACTAAGAAAAATACTGATGAAGAGAAAAAAGAGTAAAGAAAATTGCAAAACTTTAAGGTAAAAGTGCTTTTTGCAATATTTGTAGGCAAGTAAATATTGGTATGAAATTTTCTAAGTATTTTAAAGCTACCTCTTGTTTAGAGTATACAGGGGTAGCTTTTTAGTTGTTCTATCCTGAGTTAATATAAAACTATTTTGTTTTAATTTCTTTTAAAATATTGATATTAAATTATTATAAGTTGTTCTAATTTGAAATGATATTTTCTATGTTAAAATAATATAAACTTATATGTATTTTAATAAATTCTATTTTGAATAGATGTTAAAACTAATTTGATTTAATTTCTTGTATGTGATGTTAACATGAAAACTATTTTGAATTGATTTTTATTAAATTATTCATATTGATATATTATAATATATTCTTATTTGAAATTATATTTTCTTAGTTATTATAATGTTTTCTTTATTAAGATAATATGAAACTATTATTTGTATTAATTTATTCTGATGTGTTTGGATTTATTCTGATATAAATTAATAAATTCTTACATGTATTTAGTAGATTTTATGTATTAGTTGCTCTATTTTATTTTGATATTTTATAAATTATTCATCTAATATTTGTTTTAATCTACTCTTATTATTTAATATTGAATAATTCTTTTTACTCAAATGTTTCAAAATCGGCACTGGTTTGTGTCTTATTTTTGCTGTAAAAAATGTTTCAAGGGTGATTTTTCTGGTTCAAAAAATGTTTCATTTTTTGGTTCAAATTGTGTTTCATTGTAACATTTTTAGTGACGATGCCCTAAAATTGCTTGCTTGAGGGTTCTCTGCCTTGTCATGCAAAAATAAATAAACCTTAGTTTTTGTTTCAAACTCTCAGGTATTTTTATAGGAAATGTTCACTAATAAATGTTTCAATTTAGGGGTAGTTGATTTTTAACCTAAATTCAGTCATTTTAAAGAATTATTAAGTTGATTTTTTAAATAAGTTATAGGTCTTTCACTAATATTATTTTTTCACTAATATTACTAAATTTATTAATATTATTTTTGTTTAAATATATTCTAATGTATTTTGATATATTCTATGTTAAATTAATTTATTCTGATATAAATTAATAAATTATTTGTTTTAATCTTTTCTTTTAACATGAGTTTATTATTGACTTTTTTAAGAATTTATTGTATAATTAGTAGTGTGATGAGCAATGCTTTCCTTAAATAATATATTTGCAAGAAGGGCTGACTTAACTATGTTAGGTTGGCTCTTTTTGTTTTTTGTCAGTTTATTTTTCGTATTTGTGAGGTGAAAATATACTTTGTATAACCGCAAGAGGTATGAATATTTTAAACTTTTATAAGTTTATTTTTCACAACCTTGAGTTGAAAATACATTGTGTATAAAGTATTTGGGGTAGCACTTAAATACTACATCGTCAAGATGCTTGAAAAGCAATATTAAATTTCTTGCACCCAATATTAAAATCGTTTGTGAGGTGTTTCTTTAAAGCATTGAGATGAAATTATATTACTTGTATTTAAAAATTACTATTATTTTGGAGGTAACAATCATGACACAGTTTAGTAAGTATGTAAAGGAAACAATGTTGAATTATTCTTCAGTTAAGTTTGAGGGCATGAATAATGCTTTCAGTATCTCTGAAAGAAAAATGGATTATTCGTCAATGTATTCAATTGATATTCTTAGCGAGGTAAATATTGACGGAGTAGATTCATTATTAAGTATTTCAATGTCACTTTATCCTACTTCAATCTGCTCTTGTAGTGTTAAGTTACTTGGTAATGACTTTAATTTAAATCTTGTAAATGATGGTTTAGACCTTATTCACGAGATAGAGGATTACATTGAATATACGATGTGTAATGATGAAGGTTATTTATATGATAATTCAGTTTATGATTTTTATAATAATCTTGTCAATGCTTGTATTTATCTTGTATCTTACACCTCGTATGGAAATGAATTTTCAGGTTGTAGACATATGGTTGCTTAGTTTATTTTCCAGCATTTAATCTGAAATTATATTTCATAACCTTTAGGGGTAGGCACCTTGAAAACTTCATATGATTTGCATAATATTTTTAAGGAGGATTTTAAATATGAAGAAATGGTTTTACTTTTTACTTTTTGTTATTATTGTTATCTTAGTTGTTATAGCTATAGTTATTAGCTATCACATGGGTTCATTAGGAAACTTACTACTAAGTAAGTTATCTGAATTGTTATTTAATTAGGAGGGTTTTATCATGACAAATTTAAATGAAATTGCTAGAGAAGCAGTAGAAGAAATGGAAAACAATATTACAATCAACAAAGAAGCCGATAATTATATGGCTTCACTCAAGGAGTATTCAGATGCTATCGAAGATGTTGATGGTAAGTTAGGTTTGATACTTGAGAAATATCGTTTATTTTCAACTGAATATATTAGTAAACTTTGTATAAGAAATGTTGGATATCTTCGTATATTAAATGAAGTTACCGACCCAAGATATCTTGAAAGATATACAGATTTTCAGTCAATGTTTACTGATGATGAGATTTCTAAAGCAGCTTCTAGTATGACTTTATATGAAGCAGTAGAGAAACTCAATAAAGAGTGTGCTATTTGGCTTGAGTGTCCAGATAACGCTAAAGAGAAGGAGTTACTTCTTTATAGACTTTCAGTAGTCGAGAGGATATTAAATCCAGCTAAGTAATCAGGGATAGCTTTCTAGTTTTCATTTTTCTAGTTTATTTACAATTGAATATAGTGCTTAATTTATTAAAATTTTGGAGGTATTTATTATGGCAGGATTAAATGGAAAGAAAAGAAACATCAAGGCAGTTGCAGGAGCATTCATCGCTATGAAAAATGGAGCCAGAAAGCTATCTGAGGATAGAGTTGAATTCTCTTACTGCAAGGAAGATTATTTACTTGATGCTAGTGAGGAAAAAATTTATAGAGTTAATGCTTTTGGTGATACAGAAGAGTTACCTACTACGAATGCTAAATGCCAAACTTATAGGGGTGTTACATTAGGAGGTAAAAGCTTTTTATTACATCAGTTAGCACAGGTTTTACTTAATGATGATTACCTTGATACTTATTTGAGCAATACCAATGCAGAAATAAACCACATGATTTGTGAACCTTATCGTGTAGGCGGAGGTTGTCTTGATACTTACAGGACAGCTTCTCGACCAATTAAAGGGTTTATTGTAAGCCCTAAGTTTACCGAAGTAGTAAGTAAGTCAGAGAATATAGCACATGGTAATTTTATGAAAGAGTTTAATGTTTATGGGGTAGTCGTTAGAGCCAAGGATGTTATGGAGTTAAGAAGTCTAATATATTCTCGTTGGGGTAAAGGAGATGAGGTTACAGCTACTGATATAGTCCTTGATTATTATAAGTCTAAAGAGCCTAGTGTTCAGCATGACTTTAGAGCTTGCTTATCTTGCTAATCTTCCTATATTATTGTAATAAAGTATATAATGAAATTGAGTCACTTGTATAAAGTGGCTCTTTTTCTTTGCAGTTTTGTCAATATTTTTAGCAATAACAATTATTAAAACTGTTAGTTATTTTTAGTATTCTTAAGAATTAATCAATTACTTGATAAATTAGACTTTTATTAGATTTTAATTGAGTTGAAGTATAGGAATAATCTTAGGTGAATTAAGTATAAGTCTGACTCTTGACTTTTTTAATATTTCGTGCTATAATATCAATAACTAAATTATAAGGAGGCTTTAATTATGTCACACTTTGGAATTGATGTTTCACATTGGCAGGGCAGTTTCGATTTTAAATCAGCCATTTCAAACGAGTCTGTAGAGTTCGCCATCCTCAAAGCAGGAGGAAGTGACTCTAATCATTATAAGGACTCTAAGTTTAATAGTTATTATGAAACATGCAAACAATTAAATTTACCTGTAGGAGCTTATTACTTTGGTAAAGATTTTACTGTTAGCCAGGCAGAAGCTTCGGCAAGTCACTTCATTTCGCTTTTATCTGGAAAGTCTTTTGAATTGCCAGTATATTATGATGTAGAAGCTGATATGGTAACAAAGTCAACAAAGAGCACACTAACAAGCATAGTGAAAGCGTTTTGTGATAAAGTAGCCGAGGCAGGATATGTAGTTGGTATATATGCTAATCGAGATACATTCAATAATAAGTTGAATGACTCTCAGTTAAGTAGTTACTCGCATTGGGTTGCTGATTGGGGTAGCAGTTTACCTAAGTTAACATCAAAAAATAATATTGACATATGGCAGTTTGGTGGCGAGACTAATAAAATTCGTTCCAATAAAATTAATAATCAAGTAGTAGACCAGGATTATTGCTACTTAGATTTATCCTCTAGCAGTAATTCGCCAGTCTCTGAAGTTCAGTCAAGTATTCCTACATTAGCTAGTTGCACTCCTAGCCTAAAGAAAGGTTCAAAAGGTACTCAAGTTAAGTATCTACAAGAAGATTTAAATTATGTCATGAGTAGTAAACTTACTGTCGATGGGATTTTTGGTAATAACACTTATACGGCTTTACGCCTATTTCAGAGTAAAATGAACTTGGTAGTTGACGGTATTTATGGCTCTAAAAGTTATCAGGCTATGCAAACAGCATTAAAGTAGTAATGTATAACTGGGAGATAGATTCCTACTTATCGAGTATTCACTACAGATTTAAGTGTTATTACGATTTTCATACTTTCTGGGGTAGCAGTCCACAATTGAAGTATAATATAGCAGATGATAACCCCAACGAACTAATATTAAATCTATTCTCCGAGGGATATAATTGGAGAGTTCATATAAACAAATAGGAGGATTGGTAAAAATGATTAAATGTGATGAAATGACGAGAAACTATAATACCAACACAGTCAGGGCGAGTTTGATAGCAGATACTAAAAGTGAAGTAGTTGCTATGGGTGCTGAGTGTTCTGGGGTAGTAGGTTTAGCCGACGGCACTAAGTTAGAGTTAGGAAGTGATTGCTTCACAACTGACTGTGAGTTAGGTATTTTAACTTCTAATGGTGTTTGGAAGTTTTAAGGGAGCGAGGTGATTAAATGAGTCCAACAAATGCACGTAATCAAGCAATAGGATATGCTAAGAAGCTGGTATCTGATAGCCTTTCTGGGGTAGGAGCACTAAAGGGAGCACCTTGTGAAGTAGTTGACCAAAAAGATGATGATGAACTTGAACGAACAGTAGTTACATTATCTTGGGAGGATAGTAATGGAGATACTCAAACTCAAGAAGTGTATATCCCTTATGGTAAACAGGGTGAGCAGGGAGAAAATGGTTTAAGTATTCAGTCAGTAGAGATAAATGATGATAATGAGTTGGTATTTGAGTTAGAGGATGGCACTCAACTACCAGGGGTAGCATTAAAGAAATATAAGACATTAACCTATGAGGGAGACAGTATTAGTGATTTCTTTGATACTGGTTATTTAGAGGACTTGATTAATCAAGGAGATTACGTTGTCTACGAACCTGAGAATGAAGGTCTACCAGTAATATATTGTGAAAATATACGAATAGACGGAAACAATAATACAGATTATCGTCAAAGAGTTTCGTATTTAAATGAGGATATTAGACAGCAAATAATATTGGAAAGATATTGTACACCTGCTCGAAAGGATTATGGAGTTTGGCAGGTAATAACTCAAAACGATTTGGATTATGAATTTGTAGATATAAATGCTGATGATAGTTCATTAACATATACATCTGGCAGTGCCACTAATATTTCGAGTGGTCACTTCTATCGTGGGGTAGTAAATAATACTTTTATCTTCGGTATAAAGAGTGTTAAAACTACCAAAACAGAAGTTATAAAATATAATTTACCTGATGATATAGCAGATAGAGTAGCAATTGATACTGATTTTGGTGCTTTCTATAATAGTCAATTTGCTAATGAAGGCGGTTATTCATTCTCAGATAATATTATAACATTGGCATTACTAACGTCTAGTTCTTATGGCATTAGCGGAACAGTAAAAATACCATTAAAGAATGTATTAGCATAATCTAAGTAGCCTAAACTATTAGATTGCTCGGACAGGATTTAATATTTAGGGGGTAGAATATGGACAATTTAACTCAGATAGCGAGGGACTATCTTAAACGTATTCCTACTAAAGATGAGTTTAACAAACTCTTAGATACATTAATTCTAAACGATAAAGAGTCAAAATTACTCACAATGCACTACCTTAAAGGATACGATTTAAATTATATTGCCGATGAGTTAGGTTATTCAATACAAGGAGTTAAAGTTATACATAA